TTAAACGACAGTCCATACTGAGCCAGACGATACGGTGACCGTAATGCCCGAATTAACCGATACAGGCCCAGCCGATAAAGCGTTATACCCAGCGGCAACCGTGTAATTAGCTGCTACTGTTTGTGAATTAACGATCAACCCATTCAACGCTACCGGAACTTGCGCTTTTAGCTCACCCGTACTTGGCTTATAAAGCAGATTGGCATTGCCCGTGTAAATGGTTGAGACTGTGCCACTAGTCGCTGCTGTAAAGGCTGGGTACAGATCCGATGCGGTAGATGTGTCATTACTTATCGTGACTGTACCGCCCGGAGTCGCCCATGAAAGCGTACCCGAACCATTGGTTACCAATGCCTGATTGGATGTTCCATCCGTCGCCGGAAGCGTCCATGTCACATTAGATGCCACCGTCCCGGCAGCTTTAAACGCCACATAGTTAGATGAATCCGTATCAGCAAACCTCAATGCACCTGTCGCACCTATCTGTACGTTCGTGCCATCCCATGTGAAATTAGCCGATCCACCAAACGAACTGGAGTTATTGAACTGGATCTGTGTATTAGACCCGCCGGGAGTACCGCCACCCGTGGAAGCAATCGTAATACCACCCGAAGAATTCGTGATGGTGATATTAGAACCGGCTGTAAGAGCAGCTAAAGAAAATCCCGATCCATTACCAATCAGTAACTGACCATTGGTAGGTGTAGACGTATTACCTGTGCCGCCATTACCAACCCCCAGCGTCCCAGTAATACCTGTGCTTAAACTGACATTGGTGATCGTATTGTTAGATCCATTGATCGTTTTATTGGTCAATGTTTCTGATCCAGCCAAGGTAGCTAGCGTACCCGTGGTCGGTAACGTAACCGATGTATTGCTATTTAAGGTCAAGCCAAGGCTGTAATTACCCGTGAAAGTAATCGTATTCAGTGCATTGTTAGCTACACCTGTACCGCCATTAGCTGCACTTAACGTACCCGCAACTGTAATAACCCCATTCGTTGCTGTACTTGGGGTAAATCCAGTCGTACCAAACGATAACGATGTAACCGTATTCCCCGTGGTCGCTACCGTCCCTGATGTAGGTAATGTCAGGTTCGTTGCGCCGGTCGTCGTAAACGTCAGGCTATTAGCACCCGATGTTGCTAACGTGGAGCCATCTGCCAAGGTCAGCGTTGCACCTGATGCCGGTGCTGTAAAGCTAACTTTGTTGACCGTCGTTGCTGTAGCCACACCAAGAACCGGCGTGGTAAGCGTTGGCGATGTAGCCCTAACAACACTTCCTGTGCCTGTATTAGCCACCCACTCAGGAGCCGTTGCACCTGAATTAACACCTAGTATGTAATTGGCTGTGCCTATAGCAAGGAATGACGTTGCCCCAGATCCTGTCTGGTAAGGAACTGACCCCGCCGCGCCGCCTGCTAAATTAGTCGCCGTACCAACCGATATGCCTGAAAGCGAAGTCCACTGAGGAGCCGATCCGCTTGATGTCAGTACCGTGCTTGCACTACCAATCGCAAGCTTGGTAAACGCTGTACCCGTGGCGTAGTAAATCAAATCACCAGCCGTGTAACTCGTTTGCCCCGTGCCGCCTTGATCCGATGCAAGCGTACCTGAAGAGGTTAATGCACTACTTCCATCACTAAAGACTGGCTTACTAGCCGTCAGTGTAGAAACAACCGGCGCGGAACTAAAGGTCTGTGTACCTGTAAAAGTCTGACCCGCATCTGTCCGTGCAATCGTTGCACTGGTTGATGGGAAAGTCTGTGTCGTTCCATCCGTACCAGTAAACGTCAAAGAACGATTAGCTGTTAGCGTCTTTCCATCAGCAATTGTTAGCGTTGCACTAGAAGCCGGAGCAGTAATCGTGACTTTGTTATAAGCACCAGCAGTAATATCACCTGTCGTGTCGGCAATTGTCGCTGCCGAGTTCTGAATAACCTTCCCCGTCGTTCCGTCAAATCTTGCAATGGCATTGTCAGTAGAAGAGGCGGGACCATCCACATCACCTGAAGCAATCTCTTTGAAATCGCCTGCGTTGGTATCCCAAGCTACCCAAGTCTGTTTGCCCGGAGCCACCGAAATACCCGTGGTCGGGCCAGTCCCTCCACGAATGGTGACGTTATACCCACCCGTGGTGTTGTTCATCACAATGTAGGCTTTACTGCTATTAGGCGTATTAATGTAGCGTAGCTGCGTTCTAGAGCCTGTACAGTTCAGGATCATGTACTGAGCTGATGTGCTACTTAAATTGGTCGCAGAGCTTGTACCTTGGGTGAGCGTTAGCGTAACGTCTGCATCCGTACTTAGTGTCTGCGTACCAGCAATCGCAACGTCTAGGTATGAAGTAACGGCGTTGTTGACATCGTCGCCCCAAGTACCGGCTTCTGTTCCGGTTACCGGCTGTCCAAGCGCCAGAAGAGATGTGTAATTGACAGTCATGTCAACGTCCTTATGTCGTGATAGGTGTCCAGTTTGCTGTCTGGGTGGTATTGATAATCTCCCAGTTCAGCGCCCCAGAAACCGAATCGGTTCCTACTGCTGTTTCTGATACCGCCACAAACACTGTTTTAATACCGCGATTTTGATCCGTTATTGCGCTAGATTCAATCACTGCGGCACCAAAGTTTGTACTGCTTGAAACTGTCTCTGTACCCAAAACAGTTTCTTGTATAACGCCTGCGTAAGTTGGTACAGAACTAAATGTTTCAGTGCCAAGCACTGACTCCTGAATAACGCCAAACCAAATAGGATTGGCCGATATGCTGTCCGTACCAAGAATGGTTTCGGATACCGCTGACTTGTAAGTCGGTGTAGCACTAACTTGCTCCGTCCCAAGTACAGACTCTGAGACAGATGCCGAAAGAACAGAAGCCCCCCAAGCACCTTGACCCCAGTATCCAGAACCCCAACCACTCATGGCGTTCCGTCAAGACTGAATGTATAAGTTACCGAAAGCACATCGCCAGATACTACTGACCTATCACCCGGCGCTTGGAAATCTGCTGCTGAAAACAGCGTACCTGTTGTGCCAAGGATTGTGTTATCGCTTGTTAGGAAAGCCCCGCCAACCGTAGCCGTTGCATCAATGTTAAACACGGCTGGATTCGCACTGTTCGTAACTACCGATGGATCTGCATTGGTTGCCGCTGCAAACGTAGCCGTGGGCCGGTTTGCATTACTGTAGCAATCAATCTCAGTCCATCCAGAATGCGACGACATCGTATCCCCTGCGGCTGGCGTATTACTGGCAGCAGCGCCATAAAGACCGATGTACCAAGTTGTAATTTGTGCAGTGCTTGTTAGCGCAACACCGGCCATGTACTGAAGACCAGCATTCACTACAAGATTCTGAGATTCGGCAGCCCATTTCAGGTTGCCATCTTTGTCATGGCAAGTCACATAATACTTGCCGGTTGCTAAAGCTTTATTCATCATGCAATCCTCAAAACGGCGTTAGTGGCATCATTCGCCGGAAATGTAATCACCAAATCCTGACCTGCTTTAGTAATGTTCACCCCAAAGTTTAAAACCGCAACACTCCGATTACCATTGGTGGAGTTATAAATCAACGCTCCATTGGTCGTCAGGGTGACATTGCTGAATGTCGCAGTCTGGAAAGACCAATAAGAAGTTGTTCCTTGAAAAGCTGGGGTGATGTTTGTGAGTGCGATCCCCCCAGCGGAATAATTGGTCCCACTGGAGGACACTTCCCCGGATGCTGTATACGCAGTAGTGGAAGCACCGAGATCCGCGTTGGCGGTATATAAGGCCAGTTTAAAGACATCGCCCGTCCCCGTTGTAAAGTTATGAAGCGCCTGAGCTACCTCAACCTTAAAACTGGTGGTCAATGTCTGAATGATTGCCATTACACCACCTTATCCCGCACCTGCCCAGACCTGTAAGCATCCATCCGCTCAAGCCCATCACCAAGGCGCTTGGCTAGTATCAATGCTTCTTTGTACTTGGCATTGATATTGGCCATTAAATCTTGCTCAAGCTTTAGGAATGTACTTGCCTCAACAAGACTTCCATACAACAAGACTGAGTCAAAGTTATCACTAAGCCAAGTTGTTGTTGCATCCACATTTCCGTCGGAAATTGATGCCGGATAAAAAAAGTAATGCAACTCAATGTTGTAGCTTAGATCCGGCGTCGGCCCCAATATAAATGTCAGCTCCTTGGGAAAGGTAGGCTGGTCCGGGCCAAATAAAGCATAACAATACGGCCTGCCAGTATTCCCTGCGCCGGTTGGAATAGGAAACGATTCCCTAATAAAGTTCACATCTTTGTTAAGCAAGTAATGATATGAACCATCCGAATCAATGACCGCCATAGAATACGGCGCCAGAAAATCAGACGGACACTGTAGGTACATGTTATTGGCAGAGCAAGCACCCGTGACGTTCTTTCTCAAGCTAGGAAATTGGATCGTATTAAAGATCCGCTGCTCTGCTTGTTGAGCAAACGTAGATAGGCTATCAACGGAGAACGTCGTCTCCATGTAGTCCTGAATCTGGGTTTTTAACTCTCCCCAGTTCACGCCATCGGCCCCCGGCACATCGTACCTTTGGTAGCAGCACCAGCACCACGCATCTTAATCCCTGAAGTCTTAACCTGATTATTGGGATTCATTGCTACACCGTGCGTAGGTTGCCAGTCTTTTGGCATGTTGTAAGGCATTTCTTTACCCGGATTGGGCGAGGCAACAACCTTGGCGCCGGTCATCGTATGCGGCTCGGCATAAGTGGACGCTGGTCCCACTTCCTTACCACCAATTTTCATGGAGTATTTGGCCATGGATTACCCCTGGTTGCGTGCGCGTGCAAGATTGCGACCCATTTTCTTCATCATCTCTGATGTAGGCCCACCCTTACGCATTTTGGTCAAGGGCTTACCTGGGTGCATGGCTTTTTCATGCTTGTGTACCGCAGCAGCCGCGGTCTTTTTGTCCTGCTTGATGTCATCTTTCATGTCGGCTCCTAAGATACAGTGACACTATTCAACAATGCTTGACCCACAAGATGATTAGGGGTCATGCCGTAATCGTATGATCTTGCACCGCCAACAGGGTTGAAGCCCCACTCGATCGTTCGGCTTCCTTCTAGCGGAACCCCCGTATATAGCGGGTTAGTTCCTACCGTGTTGTTCGTCTGCATCCCGTTGTAGCCTGACTGGTAATACGAATTGGAATCGGGACGAGGATTCCGTACGGCCTGCGGATCGTCCACGGGCCACATTCCTAACTGTAGCTGAGGTTGATCTTCCTCCCAGCATTCTGGACACACCAAGATATTAACATTCTTGGTTTTAATTGTAAGCACCTTGAGTTGCTTAAGTTTGTAGCGAAAGTTGCACCTATCGCACTGAGCGATAGCAAACTTGCCACTAGCAAACCTATTAGGCATTAGTAGCCCCCAAAACCTAAAAATCCCTGCCTTGGCACAAACCTGATCGGCGCCTTCTCACGATCTTCATCTGCCGCTAACTGCCATGCTTCATCATACTGAGCCTTCAGCATAGCCATGCGCTCTAATCCGCCCTCCACTTTCATGGATAGCTTATAAGCTAGTCCGGCAATCAAAGCCTCTTGGAATCTGAATGGGATGTCCTCCACATTCACACCATTACCCGCGTCTTGCAGCCTTCTCATACGCCAATAAACAAGGGTGTAATACGGTGTCGTAATTGAACCTTGATCTGGGGCTGGCCATACCGTGACGTTTGGAAACTTGGTATTGCTTACCGTGGCGCCTGATGTGTGCGATGCAGCCGTTGTGTTGTTCTGGCCGCGCACCACATTATCAAGCGTTGCATAAGCTGAAACACCCGTTGCCACATTCTCGGCTTGGGTTGAAGTACCGTAGTAATAAACCGTCTCCGCACCAATGTTTGCATATCCTGCATATGGTATCCCCGTGAGGCTAGACATCGGTATTGATGTATCAGAGGATGAGATGTTAGCCGCAAGCGTCCCAGTAAAGACATAAGTTTGACCGCCCTGCCTGTCAATGTAGATCTGAATAGGCCGCCCCGTGGCAAGCTTATTGGGGATGGTTGAGTAAGTACTAACGGAGATTCTGCTGATATTGATGTCCGTCTGGTTTTGACTTTCCCCGGTTCGGATAATCGTTTCAACAAGATCAACTGTATTAATCGGTAATGGGTAGGTAATTTGATTGGCATAGAGCTGAATAGCACCTTGCTCCATGGTCCACAAATTTATCCCGCGATTCGCCCATTCTGTAAGCAACAAGTTGAGCGATCGACGTGCAGTACGTAGATCATAACCAGAACGTAACTCCCTGCCGCAACGCTCGTATGCTTCCTCTACAAGCTCATTCAGGTTGGGGTCAAAATTAGTTGTCCCAGTGGTGAAGGCCATGACTACCTCTTAGCTGTCAGAGCAGACTTGCGAAATGCGTCTGCCGTGGGCGCACCTTTAGCACCAGGCTTTCTCATCTTTTCACCAGACCCTGCCGCAATACGCTTGCGCTTTGCATTAATGTTGGCGTAAAGCCCAACCTTCCCACCTTCTGCATACTGAATAAAATCAGTGTCATCACGTCGGGACTTTAACTTGGGCCCCGGCATTTTGGAGGGATTGATAATTCCCATCCCGCGAGACTTGACCATACATTGCCTCCATCAGTGCGCCTAGGCCCATAGGTAAATACGGGTCAAAAGGTCTAAGGTAATTAGGATACGGCATACCGTAATAAGTTGGAAGTTCTGGGCCTCCAACCGTTGGGTACTGATAAACCATCGTGTCATCGGTTACCGTGGTCGGACCTGTAACTTTTGTAGCTGGTATACCAGGTTCAAACGTAATCGGCGGAATCGTAATATCTGGGAGTGTAGTTGTTATAGGTGGTGTTACCGTCGTTACCGGCGGCGTAGTCGTTACCGGAGTTACTTCTGGAGTAACGGGTGGCATATCTAAGGGGTCTGGTGTGTCAACTAGTTTCGTGCCTGTAACTACAACCTCTGGCTTTCCGCCAACAAGAATACCGCCTTTATCTACATTGATGTCTGGTATTAAAGTGGAAATATCTAAGACCGGCTCATCAACTATTGGTGTTGAGATAACAGTAACTGGAGGACCGCTTGTTTCTGTTGTTTGATACTCAGAATCAATCGTGGTTTTTTGTTTATCGTCCAGATCTGATTTGGCCCCAACAACAACCGGCTCAGCCTCGGTCACAACATTGGCGCCTGGTATAAATGTGTTGACATCTAAGAAGGTTTGTTGGTCTATAGGTCTAGTTGACTGCACCGTAACGCTTGGCGCTCCTGCCATAACATTGGTAGCCCCAAGTCCATAAACAGGCGTTGCGTTTTCAAGTGTTAATAAATCATTAACCGTCGGGAGGTTTTTACCAACCACCTCTACTGTTGGCGTCCCGGAAATTGCATCTATACCATCAGCTCCCATGGCGGTATCAGAACCTGCTATCACAGTAACCGTATTTGCAGCTAGCTGAGATATATCACTACCGGGCTCACTCACTTCAGCTAACGACCTTTGTTGCTCATCCGTTAAGCCACTGAGCGTAATTTTGTTTGATGTTGATACGCCAGAGGCAAGTTCATCAATAAGCTTGGCGTTGTTCTGCACAAAGTTCATTACAGCCAATGGATTGTTAGCCATATCGGTAATGTTCTTTGCCCCGCTAAATACAGTCTGGGTGATGAATTTGGCTTGTGCTGGCGTAAGAGTTTTATCACTTGCATCAACCAAAGCTTGAACAACATAAGGCGATGCCGTGGTGGTCAGAACATTTTTAAGGTCTATGTCGCCATTTACGATTAGCTGATTAAGAGCACTCCCTACAGCCCTAGCTGCAATAACAGACTGATCCTTTGTAAAAACAGCTCGGCCGTCTTCGCCCATCTGGTTATATAAAGTGTCGAATACTTCTTTCGTAACCATATTGCTTATTACTGGTGCTACGCCCGACACAAATCCTTTACCAAAATCGCCACCAGCAGCCTCATTAACCAAGCCCTGATAGGTTCCTCTAACAATTGCTGTAGCTGTTGGAGCGGCAATTGCAGCTGGCACACCGGCAGACATTAACATACCTGTAAGCCCAGTTCCTGCTGTCATCTCGCCACCTAAAGCGGCAAGCTCAACACCTCCAACAGCCCCGCCAATAAGCTCAGGCAACAAATAGGGGGCCGCAAATGCAGCCGCCAAAGCCAAGGGAAGTGCGTATTCTTTAGCACCGTACTTCTCTTCCCAATTGCTGGTTATACCGGCGCCACCACCTTGTGTCGGCCCAAGGAAATATCCTGTACTTCCTTTGCCCTCACCCTCAGATCCGAAGCGCCACATACCACCGTTATCAGACTGTGGTACGGCTTGCAACTCTTTACCAGTAACTTTGTCATAGTAAACAACGTAATTGGCAGCCTGCTCGCCCTCTATCATGCGGAAATCATCTCCCTCTCCAACTCGTTCAGTTGTAGGCATAGATCTGGTTTCCACACGCGTACCAACTTGATTCAGGTCTGTAATTCCATACCCAGATAGATAATCAACCATCTTCTGAGAGTGGTGCGTCCAACCTTGGTTCTTATCCCAAACACCGGCCGCAGTCCCATCTTTGGTAATCTGATTCAACTGGCTTGCAAGTCTTTCTGGGCCAGTAAGCTTTGCATCCGCTTCCTTAGCCGTCACGTAACTTTGTATGCCGCTTAGTAAGTCCTTGCGACTTTCTGGCGTTCCAATGTAGTTCACTACTTCCGATAGATCCATCTTGTTGTCAGCAGCAAACTTAATGATCTCATCATAACTTAATTGCTTGTCTTCACCGGCGGCAACGTCCAGCCCCGACCTAACTCTGGTATCTGTTTGGTACTGAGTAATCTGACTCGGTTCAATCCCAAGGTATCCAGCTAATTGATCAATCGTAAGATTATTATCACTAGCAAACTGGATCGCTTTATCAAATGCAACCTGACCCTTGTCATCAGCAAGCCTGTTTAAGCCTGTTGTTATAGCCGTATCTGTCTGGTACTTAGTAATAACATCCGGCTTAATACCTAAATAACTCGCCAACTGGTCATTACTTAGCTTGTTTTGTGCCGCATATTCAAGCGCTTTATCTAACGGTATAGCACCTTTGCTATCGGTTAATCTGCTTAGTCCTGTTTTTATATCCAGATCTTTGATTGCAGTACTGGTTAATCCTTTATCAATACCCAATAGGTCAGATAATCCTTGGGCCGAATCAATACCGGCCCTTCTTACCGTATCTGCAATCTGTGTAAGGTTTGTATTAACTAACGTCTTAAACTCAGCTTCTGTCTTGCCATAGAATTTGGCAAGATTCGCCGGATCAATACCCTGCTTAATAGCAGTTGCTATGGCATCACCAAGATCTACAACGCGCACAGTCTTTCCGTCTTGCGTTATATCCTTGCCTATTGCACTAAACTCCTGCCGGTCTTTTTCATAGACCATAGCATCCACGATCTGCTGAGACGTTGTGTCTTTAAAAGTACTCTTAAGTGCATCAGCAACGGTTGCATAAGGTAGCTTTGCTTTGTCAGCGTATTCAACAATCTTGTCAAAACCTATGGGTTTGCCGCCAGCAAGCGCGGTTACTTCCTTGATGATGTCTGCGTTGGCCTTTGATCCAACCATGGTCGTAAAAGCCTGGTCAACCATAGACTCTGGCAGGCCCATGTCTTTGGCAATCGCCCTTAGCTCGTCAACCGTAAATCCATTTTGTATAGCTGCTCTTACAGCGTTGTTTAAAGCCTCTTGCCTTAAAGCTTCGTTTCTTTCAGCCTCTTGTTGCGCTCTCTCTGCCTCAATCCGATCTCGTTCGGTCTTTTCTGCCTCTAATCTTGCAGCCTCTATCCTTGCAGCCTCTTGTCTAGCCGCTTCTTCTCTTTCGGCTTGCTCCGCTGCAAGACGGGCTGTCTCTGACCTTTGCTCCTCTTCTCTTATGGCCGCATCTCTAGCGGCTTGATCGGCAGCAGCCTGGGCTTCCTGCTCTTGTGCCAATAACCTCTCAGCTTCTTCCTGTGCCGTGGTTATGCTGCCCATATCAGGCATGGAGATGGTCTTTGGACCAAAACTAATACCTGCGTTGCTGAAGTACGCATTAACATCGGACTCTGGTATGCCGATATAGCCAGATAGGGTAGAAACATCTACCCCATACTCAGCCATCTTATCCGCAATAAGCTGCGGATTGCTAAGATTTCGTGCTACAAAATCGTAGACTTCTTGATTAAATGCCACGGCAATTTAGCAAGAATAACCGCCCTTGTTCATCTTAACCATCTTGCCTTTGGTTTTGCCTTTTATAGCAACACCATTGATAGACGGTGCAGCAGTCTTCACCGCGCCCATCTTGGTCATGCCGCCGGACTTCATGCCCTTCATCTCGGCCATTTCATGCTTGACCATAGACTTCGGTGCGCCTTTGGCTTTCATAAAGGCAACTTCTTTCTTAACCATTGCTTTGGGTTCTCCACCCGCTTTGTAACCTTTCATGGCTTTTTGCTCCGATATGCCAATTGCTATGGCTTGTTTAGGGTTAGTTACTTTCTGGCCCGAGGAGGATTTGAGTTTTCCTTCCTTGAACTCTTTCATTACAACGCCAATTTTGTCTTTCATATATACCTTCCGCGGGTCTTGCCACGCTTTGCAATACCATCGCCACGGCTTGATGCAGATCCTACCTTGCCGCCACGTTTCATACCCATCTCTATCACATCATCACTACGGCTAGAGCCACCAAGCTGCCTGCGCTTATTAACTTGAGTCTCAAGCCTAGCTTTACCCATGTCCTTCTCAAATGGTAAACGCCTGCGAGGCGACTCTAATTGCGCCATGGACTCACGACGCTTAACTAAATCACTTCCCTTGGTAACCGGCTCTCCCTTGGGGGATTTGGTAGCAAGCTCTCCGCCTTGTGACGGCTTCGTTGTCATGGCACCAGGCTTCTGTGCCATCTTGGGTGAGTTGGATCCGTAGTAATAATCAGCATCAGGTTTCTTTGAGGTTGCCTTTGCTGCTTCTTGTGTGATCTTTGGTTCCACACGAGGCTTGACTGCTTGCGTTGCTGCCTTGCTCCCGGCGCCTGAAAACATTGTGCGTAGAGCTTTTAATCCGGGACCGCCTATAAGCGCTGCCTCTGGGTAAACACCTTCAAGCGGTTTGTCATAAGCCTTGAGTCTTTCAATCTCAGCTTTGACATCCTTCTTAGGTGGTGACTTTACCTCTGCTTTGGGTGGTGGCTTTACCTCTACCTTGGGCTTTGCTTCTGCCTTTGGAGCCGCGGTTTTCAAAAGCGTACGAGAAAACCCTGCTGTACCAGGCTCGGCAAAATCTGTGTCACCCTTAGATTCAATACGAGGGGCGCGCACCGGCGCAGATTCTGTCTTTCGTATGTTGCTGAGGTCGATGCCCTGCTGGTCATCCATTTCAGACATAGCTTGGCGCAAGGTCTTCCTTGGCGTGCTGCCAGACATAATAGCCTCGCCACTGCTATCCCTAACAATCTCGCCACTGCTATCCCTTAGCGGCTCACGATCAATATCAGGAATGTCACCGCCCTCTTGGAAACGCCTGCGCTTCTTCATACTACCCCCTACTTTAGTAGCAAATTCCGCCCATGGGCGGAATTACCTCATCACGACCATCGTGCCCTTGGTTTTGCCACGTTTGGCGCATCCATCAGCAGCGGTTACATAGCCGCCCTTCTTGAACATCCTGCCAAGGTTAGGACGCTTGTCTAACTTACGCAGCTTTTCATCTTCTATCTGCTGCTGCATGGCGCCGCTTTCTTTGACCGTGGGGACGGTGTCAAAGTTAGGGTTGTAAATAGAATCACCGTGGTAACCACGGCCTTGACGGGGATCATCTCTATTCATTCTTGCCATGGTTATTTCCTTTCAGCGAGGGCATCAATTTTTGCTTCAAGCCTTGCAAAGCCTGTGTCAAAGCGTTCACAAATCTTTTCCATGTCTGCACGAACTTCTGCACGAGTGATGTGATCACGGGCAATTTCCTCCCGAGTTTTGTTCAATAGGATCTGGATGCGCTTTTGTTCATCAGACGAATGCTTAATCATGAACATCACCAGACCCACAAAGAATGATGTGATGAGATTCCAAACAAGCGTACCGGTTTCCAT